ATTCATTGGAGACAATAATATGGGATTTTTAGACAACTCAAGTATCACCGTTGACGCAATTTTGACCAAAAGAGGTCGTGAAATATTAGCTTCAGGTGGTAATTTAAATATTACAAAATTTGCATTAAGTGACGAGGAGGTAGATTACACACTATGGGATGTAACACATCCTAATGGGACTGATTCATATGGAACAGTAATTGAGAATATGTCACTATTAGAAGCTACACCAAACAGAACTGGTTTTCGTAGTCATTTAATAAATCAAAGTTTAGCTGGTTCACAATTAAATGTAGACCAAACAAACTATTCAGATGTAGATACAAATACAACCATATCTATTAAACCAACTACCGAAGGTGGAATTTCAGAACAATATACATTTACTATTGAAAATACCAATATTGTTTCATTTCAAGGTACTGTACAATCAACTAAAACTTTAACAGCTTCATCAGTAGATTTAAGAACAATGTCTATAAATCCATCAGCAACAACAAATGTCACTATAACTGGTGTTCAATCAGCTTTAAGTAAAGTAGTCACTATTACTGTCAAAGCAGATCCTGCATCAAATACAGATCCAAAAGGGCCAAAAAATGTAAACTTTCAAAATCCTCTTGAAGGAGCTCCGGGAGCTTTTGGACCTGGTGGAAGTCAGAGTAATTACTAAATAGGAGAATATGAAAAATGTTTAAAAATTTTACAGCAGAAGATGTAAGTATAGATACTGGAATTGTCACGTCTGGTGTTTGGCAAGATGGAGATGGAAATATAACCACTTTTTTTAGTTCATCTACACAATATACAAATAACGGTGATTATAATATAGATGTATACAGATATGATCCTGCAGCAAATGCATCAGCATCAGTTCAGTTTGGAATAGTATATGGTCACAGAGATGGTAGTGGTTCTTTAGGAACTAAAGGTGCTACTGGTGATAGAACTGCAGCTGCATCATTTGGACAATTTAATAGTTTAATCAATCCTGCTCAAACCACAGATTTTACTTTTCAAGCAAATACAACATCTAAACAGTTTTATGCAATAGTTCTTAATAGAGCTAGAATGAGAGAAGAAATAGAACCAGGTGGTTGGGAATTACATTTAGGAAATGGTGCTGATAAAAAAATAAAATTAATTGATGATTCATCTACTAACGAAGGTGGTAATACATTTGCTAGAAATTTTTCACCAGAATACAATATTGTTAGTGGTTCACTAATTGGTGGTACTAGTATAGATACTGCAGCTGGTTCTGAAACTGCAGCTCTCGGTGGTTCATATGGAACTTTTTATCCAAGTTTAGGTGTGATAATTTTAAATCCAGAAAGATTAAGTTCAGCACCACTTGGTTTAATAACTAAGAGTGGTTCGAATAGTGATGATAGAAATAATAGATTATTATTTAATTCTATTGTGAGTGGTTCTTATTTTCAGATGAAACGACAAGAACAAATAACATCACAACATTATTTTGTAAGAGCTACATCAGGTGATTTCAATTCAACTTCAAATGAAACTTTTTATACACAGTCAGTTGTTGGAAATAAAGTCGTAATTCCAGGTCTGGCTTCTGAACCTAAAACATTTATTACATCTGTAGGTTTGTATAATAATTCAAATGAGTTAATTGCAATAGCTAAATTAAGTAAACCAATATTAAAGTCAAAATCAAGAGAAGCACTTATTAAAGTAAAACTTGATTTTTAAGGGGTTCTAAAATGCAATTCAAGAATCTCGAATCCGATGATATCTTAATCTCACCTTTTGAAGTTCACAAAACTTTTACTGTGACAAATTTGGATAGTGGAAGTGGAGTATATGCACTACCGATAACAAAAGGTAATGATGCAACACAATATGATTGGACTACGGATTCTGCATCTAAAACTATTTCATCAAGTATATTTTATAATTTACCAAATTACTATACAATCAATACTATGTATTATAGAGATATAAATAGTATGGCTGGTAAAATAGATTGGATTAACGGAACACCAAAAGGTGTAAATGCAGTTGTAACATATACAAAAACTAGACATTTATATGATACACCGTATAAAAAGTCTGAGATGGAGTTGAGAAGACCATATACAAGACAATTACATGAAAGTGCTAGTGTAATATCAATTCCACAAAGATTGTATGGTGAATCTATTGCATTAGATTCAGTTAGATTAACAGATGATAGTTCTGATTCTACAATAATATTACAAGATGATGGATATGGAAATCTATATGACATAGCTTTTAGTTCTAGTTATGCTTCTAAAGAACCTGATTCAAATGGTAGTGGTAGTGTTGTTGGTAATGTTTTTTATGATGATGGTTTGATAGTTATTACTGATACTGGTTCTTATTCAGGTGTAGGACTTGGTGAAGCTAGTGATGGATTTAGTTTAACTTTTGATTCAACACAAACTATATATGAAAATGAATATGTTTGTAGAATTGGAGAAAATGAATTTCAACATACTAATAACAGAAGTTTAAAAGTTGGGTATAGTGGAAGTGTTTCGTTTAACGGAAATGATTATAATGATAATATTTATAGAAATACAATTTATGACGACTATCCATATAATTTAACTGGATATGCTACAGGTTCATATAAAAACGAAGAATATAGAATTGGTACTGAATTAATTGGTGCAGCTACACATTCTGATTTTGGAACTTATGTAACAGCAATTGGATTATATGATGATGATAATCAATTAGTTGCTGTAGGTAAAACAGCAAAACCAATTAAAAATGACAAAGATTTAGCATTAACATTTGTGGTCAGATTTGACACAAACTAATATTTATAATTGTAATTAAGGAGAAAGTAAAATGGCACATTTTACAGAAGCACAAGCTCAATCATCAAAGTTA